TGTGCCTGATGGGGCTGTTATCCGGTTGCAGCAGCACACGAACCGAATACGTTCCGGTGCCACCGATACCCATTCCGGCACACCTGCTCGCTGATTGTCTGCCTCCGGTCATTCCCGACAAAATGACATGGAGTGACGGTCTCATACTGAATGAACAGTTACTGACGGTGATTGAGCAGTGCAATCTGGATAAGCAGGCAATACGGGAAATTGAACAACGGCGACAAATCACACAGGTGAAGAAATGACAGATGCAGAATTAAAAGGAATCATCAAAGAAGCGGTAGAAGATTATAGGACGGGGAATGCCGTTTACTACTCTAAAGAAGAAGCCTTCGTCCGGATGGATGCCCATATTGTCAAAAAAAGAGCGGAGAAGACCCTGCAACCTCAGAGCCAATGATACTGGGGTTGCAGGAGTATGTTAGGGCAGCATTGGTGAGACTTGAATAATCATATTGGTAGCGGATATTGATAGAGAATTTCGGTCTATCTTATTTATTCTACACGCTACATTGTATATGCGCTCATAATGTAAATTTAATGCCGTTACAGCACTAAAAACATCTGAAATATGTGCTTTGCTATTGGGTTTTATCGTCACTACATCGACAAATTTACTGGGTTCATAACCTTCAAATTTACTGTTATATGTTAAGGAGTAATTTTGGATTATGCTGCCACCTAAGATATCCTCCGGAATGTAATTCATTTGATTTGTAGGAGTAGGATATAAAATGGCATCTGCCATTTTTTGACCTATTGATACTTTATCATGAAGACAATTACAAACTAATGTAATCCGCAAGGGGACATAAGTACGGCCAGAGCCTCGCTGGAAAAAACCTCTTTCTGGGGTGTAACCACCATGAGCTAAGATAATTCCTTTTCTGGCTGAGTCCCCAGCTTTTTTAATCACCAAATTTCTATAGTGAATAGTTGCAATTGACATATTTACTTACTCTCTATTGATTAGCGATGTAAGCATTTTGTCTCATCATGTCAACCCAACAAAAAGCGAATAATACTTAACAATTAGTTAACGTCTGAAACTAAAGTCAATATTTCTTTACCCATTCCCCTGAGTGGTTAAAGGAATCCCCCATGCCATCAGTTAACGCGGGTGGCTTTTTTATTTCCATCGCATTGAATTAAACACATACACAGAGGACACCATGAAAGGAAAAGTCATCGGCACTGATGGTGCTATTGGTAATGCTGATAACACACCAAAAACCAGTGTCAGCGTCTTAGGTAAAAAAACCGACATTCGCGCTGCTGACACTATTATGGAAATCGTCAAACATGCCGTTTCTGAGGTCGTAAAACATAAGGTTATGTCATATGGGGCGATGTCGGCCGCTAACAGGAAAGATGTGATATCGGCGGCAGAGATCACCGCTGAGGCTATTGCAAAAGGCATGACCTTTATGATTAACGGGCAAAAGTAATTACCATCGCATAGCCTTCTTACCCTGAGGGCTATTCAATGTTAATGAGTAAGGAACCAAGACAATGGCTAAACCGGACTGGGGAGCATTGCAACACCAGTTCCTCGCCGAACATGCCAAGACGGGTATCCCCCCCAAAGAGTGGTGTGAAGCGCAGGGGCTAAACTATGTAACTGCACGCCGATACATCAAAAAACCTGCTGCGCAATCCACTGCGCAAAATGTAGTGCGCAAAACTGCGCAAACGGAGCAGACTTCTGATATTGCGCAGAGTGAGACGGTTAAAACTGCGCAAAGTGATCCCCAAGAAAATCTGGGGTTACTCAGACCTCAGCATGAATCATTTGCGCAGAACCTTGCGCAAGGCATGTCACAAAAAGATGCGGCTATTTGCGCAGGTTATGCCCCCAGTAATGCAGAGTCTCAGGCCACTATTCTAATACGCAGACCGGATGTGCGCAGACGGATAAAGGAGCTGAGGCAGGAAGCGGCGCTACTTGTTTCGTTCAATGCAAAAGACCTCGCCGATCTTTCTTATCAGGCAGCAAAAGAAGCAGCGGAGTCGGGAAAGTTTGGACAGGTCGCTCCGAACATCAAGAACGCCGCACAACTGACCGGCATTGATATGTCATCCAATAAGACAGAGGTCAATGTCGATCTGGCTGGCCTGAGTTATGGCAAAGTTTGCATCGTCACCCCGGCAAACTGTCCGCATGAGGTGTGGACTGCGCACATGGAGAAACTGCGCACGGGAAAGGTGATAGCCCAACAATAATTAGCGGCGTCCTCTATGCGTTCAGCAGCGATTGGGCACCCGGCGTGCTGTATGACCGGTCGGTGGGTTCCGTGCGCTGGCGCTGGACGTATGGAGGTCGCGGTGGGGGCAAATCCGTAGAGATAGCCCGTGCATTGGTATTGTTGGGCGCGATTGAACCCATGACTATTCTTTGTGCGCGTGAGTTCCAGAACTCAATTAACGATTCGGTGCTGGCCTTGCTGGAGTCGGAGATATACAGCCTCGGTTTAGCCCATTTCTACCGGGTGAAGAATAACGAGATTGAAGGGCTGAACGGCACACGCTTCACCTTCAAAGGATTGCGCAACAATATCAACAGCATCAAATCGATGCACGGGATCCGTATCTGTTGGGTAGAGGAAGCCCAGACCGTCTCACAGGACAGTTGGGATATTCTCGGCCCCACAGTGCGGGCGAATAAATCGGAAGTGTGGGTATCTTATAACCCCCGCGAAGAGGAAGACCCGACGTATCAGTTGATGAAACGCCATGAAGCAGATCCACCTGATGGCGGCGTCATCATCCGCAAGGTGAACTACAGCGATAACGCCTTCTTCCCTGATGTACTTCGGCATGAGATGGCGTATTGCAAGCGCGTAGATTATGAAGCCTACGAACACATCTGGTTAGGATTGCCCAAAGCGATCAGCGAGGCCGTTATCTTCTCGGGTAAGTACCGTGAAGAAATGTTCCCGGATGATTTATGGAAACAGGCCGACAGGCTGTTCTTCGGCGCTGACTTTGGTTTTGCTAATGACCCGAGTACCTTAATTCGTTGCTTTATTCTCGACCTCAAACTGTATGTCGAGTATGAGGCCTACGGTGTCGGGGTAGAGCTGGACGAGTTACCTCAGTTCTACGATTCCATCCCATTATCCCGCAAATGGCCCATTCATGGCGACAACAGCCGACCGGAGACGATCAGTTACCTGTCACGTCAGGGCTTTACCATTGATGGTGCGACTAAATGGCCCGGCAGTGTTGAGGATGGCATCACCTACCTGAAAGGGTTCGAAGAAATCATCATTCACCCAAGATGTAAGCATATGGTGGAAGAAGCACGGTTGTATTCCTATAAGACGGATCGCCTGACGGGTGAAGTGTTACCGGTGGTATTGGATAAACACAATCACTGTTGGGATGCGGTGCGCTATTCACTGGATGGCTACATTACCAGTGTCGGTGATCTGGGTGTTTGGGCAAGACTGGGAAAACAGGGATAAATAACTCTTTCGCACCAAAATCACATCGAAATGATTTTCGTGTTTTTGATAACAAATCAGTAACAAATAAAAGCGCCTTATTTGGCGAGAAGATTGTGGGGTTTAACCATTTGGATAGTGAATTTGAGTGAACCCCAACCCCCTCAGGGCGCGCAAGAACCATTATGTTAAATAGAGCCTATTTTTAACAAATTATCAGTGAGGGAATAATGTCCCGTAAAAACCGCCGTAACGGCGCAAAAAAGCCCGTTAGGACTGCTGACGGGTACAATAACTTTACTGCAAAACTGGGTGGGTATACCTCCAATATCCAAACGGGTGGAACCTATTTACCCGGCTATATTTCCCGCAACCGTACGCAGATTGAATTCGCCTATCGCAGTTCATTTCTGGTGGGTGCTGCCGTGGATGCGATGGCGGATGACATGACCCGCAAGGGGATATCGATCAGCTCAAAAATGAAGCCGGATGCCAAAGGTCAATTGGAAAAATTCTGGGAGGATGTCGGGCTGTGGGATGAACTCAATAACACCCTGAAATGGTCTCGCCTCTACGGGGGTGCGCTGCTGGTGTTATTGATAGACGGTCAGGATATAGCGACGGAGTTAAACCCTGAAACCATCAAAGAGGGGCAATTTAAAGGCGTCATGTGTTTAGATCGCTGGATGGTGACCCCTTCGCCTAATGACCTGATCGAAGAGTACGGCCCCTACTTCGGCAAGCCCCGGTTTTATAACGTGGTGGCCAATCAACAGGGTGTTCCTTCATGGAAAATTCACCATTCCCGCGTTATTCGTATGGATGGCGATAGTCTGCCATTTCAACAAGCCCGGACTGAAAACGGTTGGGGAATGTCAGTGGTAGAGCGTGTCTTCGAGCGGGTTCAGGCATTTGATACCGCGACAGTCGGTACAGCACAATTGATACACAAAGCACACCTGCGTACCTACAGTATTGAAGGGCTGCGCCAGATACTGGCCACGGGTGGCACGATGAAGGAGGGCCTGATGAAGCACCTTGACATGATCCGGGAGTTTCAAACCATCGAAGGGATGACGTTGATGGACGCAAAAGATGTCTTTGCCACGCACAGCTATTCATTCTCCGGCATCGCTGATGTCATTTTACGGTTTGCTGAGCAGGTCTCCGGCGCAACGGGAATTCCATTGGTGCGTCTGTTTGGTCAATCCCCCTCGGGATTCAGTACCGGAGATGGCGATTTAGAAAACTACTACAGCCGCGTTAATACCCTGCAAGAACGTCGTCTGCGTCGTCCGCTTCGCTGGCTGCTGGATATCTCCCACCGATCACTGTTTGGTGAACCGCTCCCGGATGATTTTACCTTCGAGTTTAATAAATTGTGGGAAATGTCAGACACAGACCGCTCCACGATGGCGAATAACGTCGCCAGTGCACTCAGTACACTGGTGGACAGGCAGATATTACCGCTACACGCAGCAATGGCTGATTTGAGAAATCTGGCAGATGTGATCGGGATTGGAGGATCAGTTACAGATGAGGACATCGAGGAAGCAAAAGCGCAGTATGAGGAGTCTGAACCTGAAACCAGCTCAGCGCCGCCGCTCGGAAATTCGTTACAACAAAAGCCTGTTGGAGATAGTAAACCGGATAAACCAACTCATAACCGGCTCTTACGATGGTTCTCAGGCGAGCGCTGACAGTATTGCAGGTCATCTCATTGAGTATTCACAGGTCATTAGTGACTGGGCTGATAAGGTCAGTCGCCAAATGTTCTCACAGGTAGAGAGTGAGGAATGGAACCAGTGGCGCTCAGTGTCTCAGCAAATATCCGAAGGGCTGCGTGATGTGGTCGGCAATACGCCGGTGGGTCAGGTGGCACAGGATATTGTCTATCGTCAAATCCAATTAATGAAATCGTTACCCTTGGAAGCCGCTGAACGGGTGCGGGATATTCAGGAGCGAGCGATTCAGGCAGTGATTAATGGTGAACGGCCAGACGAGCTTTACCAGATGATCATGCAATCCGGTGAAGTTGCAGCCAGTCGGGCACGCATGATTGCCCGTACCGAGATAGGCCGAGCCACAGGTGCATTGACACAGGCCAGAGCCTTATCTATCGGCTCAGAAGGGTACTGGTGGTGCATTGAAGGTGCTGGCACTCGTCCATCACACAAGAGGATGCGCGATAAATTTGTTCGATGGGAAGATCCGCCAACCTTGGATGGAATGACAGGCCATGCGGGATGTCTTCCTAATTGCAAATGCTGGGCAGAAGTTCATGTGCCAGCGCCGAGGAGATAAAAATGAATTATACCTACTACACCTACTATGAAGGGTGTGACTGTAATGGCAGTGTCATTTTTAATGGCAATAGCGGTTTCGTTACTCAGTCAGTTCCGGCAAATCAAAATAATATTGACAATCATGTCGACTGGTTACTCAAAGATACCAAGGACAAAAATAACAAAGTTGTCCGGATTGTAATAAAACATATCACCAGACTATAAGCCGCCTCTCAGGCGGTTTTTTATTGCCCAGAGGTCAGTATGCAAACAGTCAATATTGAAGTGCAAAAGGTAGATGATCGTATGGTAATTACAATGACCATCGGCAACGTCTCTGCCGTTTATAAACGTGCAGGTGATGCGTCCTACCTGAAAGCGCAGGGTCGCGGTAATGTTCGACAGGTTAAGGCATTGCTTCGTGAGTTTGTGCGCAATTCCGAGCCTGCACTGATTTAAGCGAGCAGCCATGAAATACTTTTTCACCACGAAGCTGGGCGAAACCCGCTATGAGATGGCGGATGGCTCCCTGCTCTGCAAAGACGTACCCATTGCACGAACCGGAACGCAAACCTATCTGCCCGAGGAAATCGACCTTGAGCCGGATGCTAACGGGTTGGTCACGGTTTACCGCACTGAGGAGGAGGTTTTTTCCCCGGAGACAATGGCCTCATTTGAGGGGGTCGCGGTCACGCTGGAGCATCCAGAGGACAAAGACGGGAATATTGTTTTTGTTAATCCGTCCAACTTCTCCGAACTGGCGCACGGTCATATCCAGAATGTTCGGCGCGGAGAGGGCGATAAAACTGATCTGCTGGTGGCTGATGTGCTGATAAAGCGACAGGAGGCTATCGATGCCGTGAAGTCCGGCATGACCGAAGTCAGCTGTGGGTATGATGCCCAGTACAAACAAATATCCCCCGGCAAGGGGAAGCAATATCAAATCACCGGAAACCACCTCGCCATTGTTGATGATGGGCGGGCAGGTTCCCGTTGTTCAATCGGGGATGCTGCCCCAACCCGTAAAAAGGAGAATTACGCCATGTCATGGCTTAAAAATTTGGCTCAGGCCATCAAGACGAAAGATGATAATGCATTACAAAAACTCATCGACGAAGCCCCGGAGATACCCTCTGATGGTATGAGTTCCATTCCGGGTGTCACCATCAATATGAATACCCCCGCACAGGCGACGTCACTCCCGCCAACAGAGCGGACAACCACCGACGATACCCCGAAAGAGCAGGAAAAGCCGACGGGTGATGACGCTATCCCGGAATGGGGCAAGGCGCTGATGGCTAAGGTTGAGGCATTGACCAGCAAAACGGGGGACACCAATCCCGAAGATCCTGATAAACAGACAGGAGATGAGGACGCCGAAGAAGATAAGAAAGTGACCGGTGATGCAGTCTATCGCCGCAATATCATTGCGGATGCCGAAATCATTTGCCCCGGCTTTAAACCCACCGGGGATAAGGGTTTGCGGCGTCAGGTGCTGAATCATGCCATACGCACAGGCGACAGTACCTATCTGAAATCGTTTGGTATTCAGGATTACAATCAAGTGCCAAAGGCCACTGTAGATGCCGTATTCAGCGCCGCCGTCACAGTGAATAAGGCAAAAAATCACATTCAACCCCCAACACCGACGCGAGACAACGCCGCTCGCCTCAATACTCCGGCAGAACTGAATAAGCAGTACGCCGAATTCTGGAAACGCAACCCATAAGGTAACAACAATGGCAGGAACAGCATATCTAACCCGTATGCCCATGGGCATCAGCGGGTCGGTCACCCGTTTGCGCGATTTGACCACCGAAGCAGCCATTCTCGACACGGTGAAAGTCTTTGCTCAGTACGGGCTGGTGGGGAAATACCACGGCGATAAGTTCGTCCCGCTGGAAGACGGCGACAGTGCCGAGCAGATCGCCGGCATTCTGGTTCGTCCTTACCCCGTCCAGTCACAGGCTGATATAGCGCATCTGGGTGTCACGGCAGGGATTACGGGCGACATTCTGAAACGGGGCTACATGACGGTCACCGTGAAAGGTTCAGCGGAAAGCGCCAAGAAAGGTGCCAAGATTTATGTCCGGGTAGCAGGTGGTGGCAAAGATAGCCCGCTGGGTTCATTGGCATTAACCCCCGACACAACCGCAACGAACACCCCTGAATTACCCCAGGCTCAAATCATGGGGCCGGGTGATGCATTGGGTACGATTGAAATCGCCTATAACATTTAAGGAACGCTATGTTTACTATTGATAAAGCCACCCAGGACTCCACAGGGATATTCCTGATTGGCGAGTTGGAGCGTCTCGATCAGACGTTGAATTTACCGCTGGTCTCCTACAAGTGGTCACGTGACATGCCATTGCGCAGTGATGTGTCCATTGCAGATGAGGTGAGTTCATTCACTAACACCGAACTGGCGGCAACGGGTGGCGTTAACCCGAACGGTAAAAACTGGATCGGTAAGAATTCAACGGCCATTCCGGGTGTGGGTCTGACCATAGACAGGACGGCACAACCATTAACATTGTGGGGAATGGAGCTGGGCTGGACATTACCAGAGCTGGCCTCCGCTCAACAGGTCGGTCGTCCCATCGATTCGCAGAAATACGATGCGATGCTGCTTAAGTGGAATATGGACGTGGACGAACAAGTTTATATCGGTGATGCCGATTTGGGGATGACCGGTCTGTTGAATCTGACTCAGGTTACCCCACGTGCCGCGGCTGCATCATGGACGAAACACCTGAAAGCTGATGATATCGTCGCAGATATCAATATCCTGCTGACCGATGCGTGGGTCGCTTCCGGTTATGCATCGTGTCCTCGCAAGATTGGTCTGGCTCCGGAGTTGTTCGGGCTGTTAGCCAGTCTGCGTGTCTCTGATGCGGGCAATATTTCCGTGCTGGAGTATGTGAAGATCAACTGTATTGCCTTTCAGGAGAATGGTACGCCACTGGAGATTGTTTCCATGAAATGGGCGTCCAAACGGGGCGTAGGTGGTGCGCATCGCATGGTGGCGTATACGCAGGAAGAAAAAAATATCCGCTTCCCGATGGTGCCGCTGCTGAATACCCCATTGGAGTATCGCGGTCTGCATCAGTTGACGACCTACTACGGGAAACTGGGTCAGGTAGAAGTGCCGTATGCGAATACCATCGCGTATCTGGATATTCCGGCAGTGTGATTGATGGCGGGTCAGCCCGCCTTTACTGAGGCTCGTATGAAACGATACATGATTACAGGCAGCGCGATACTGAGCTTCCCCGATGGGCGGGATGTGCAGTTATCGCCGGGTATTCATCCCTTTGAGGATGAGACAGCCCTACACTGGGCATTTAACCATTACGCGACGCCGCTGGACGATCCTGAACAGCGGGATGATAAAAAAGGGAAGGCTAATGGCAAAAAACAGTCTTCTGCCGACAGTTAAGCAATTCCGCGCCGACTTTCCTGAATTTTCCGACAATACCCGCTACCCCGACGCCGCAATCCATTTCTATCTTGGACAGGCTGATACTGTGCTAGACCAAGACAGGCACGGCGATCAGTTTATTTATCTGGCTGAACTCTTCACGGCACATTACGTCGAGTTGAAAGGTAAGGCTATTGCTGGTGCTGCTGTCAGTGGCGTGAATACAGCGGGGGGTGGTGTAGTGACCTCGAAATCCGTTGATAAGGTTTCAGTGGGTTATGACACCTCAGGGATTATCAATCCTGAGGCGGGATTCTGGAACAACACCGCCTACGGACGTGAGTTCTATTGGTGGTGGTCAATGTTTGGCGCGGGTGGGAGACAATTGCTATGAGTGGATTAAAGATCCGCAAAGACAATGCTGCGGCGGTACTGGCTGACCTGAATCGTTTGACCAAAATGGATGTGCTGGTGGGTATCCCGTCCAGCAAAGCCCATAGGGGCGATGGCGAGGCGCTGAATAACGCGGAAATCGGCTACCTGCAATCAACCGGTGGCACGGTCAGGATAGGTGGTAAAACCGTCACCCTTCCCCCCAGGCCGTTTCTTGAGATGGGGATCGAGGACACTAAACCCATCACGACCGAGCACCTTAAGGCAGCGGCAGATTATGCCATTGAAGGCAAATTCGACGCGGCGCAACGGGAACTGGAAAAAGCGGGCATGGTTGCCATGAATGGGGCAAAGAAAGTGATTAGTGAGGGTGATCGGCTCCATCCTCTCTCGGAAGCGACTTTACATCGACGTGAAGAAAACAACGTTCCCGGCGAGAAACCGCTGTATGACACGGGCAGTCTGCTGAAATCCATTACATATATTGTCAGAAACAAGGGGGAATAATGCCCTTTCTTGATGTTTCCGAGGTGCTGTCTGACCCTGATTTTTGCGATACCTCGTTAGTGTGTCAGCGCAATGTACAGACGGTGGATGATGATGGTATCGCGACTAATACCCCGCAGAGCATCAGATTTTCAGGTGTGGTCACGGTAGACCGTTCACTGGAGGCGCGGCGAATGGAGGCTGGCCAGACTATCAGTGGCGCTATCCTCATTGTGACCCCGTTCCGCTTAACGCAGGGGCAACCCGGACTGGATGCAGATGTGGTCACGTATCAGGGCAGAAAATATCGGGTGACCTTTGTTGACCCCTACACGGCATACGGGGCGGGATTTGTTCAGGCGCATTGTGAGCTGATGAACTTTGACGGAGGGACGCCCATTGAATGACAGTACAACGCCGGGGTATTTGACACACATCAATACACCGCCTGATTACGATGAAGCACTGGAGCGGGAACTGAGCCGATGGATACGGGCTGTTTCAGGATTACCCGTCAAAACTGTGTTCCCGCGCTGGGCAGACCCGCAACCTAAAATACCTCCGGCAGGCAGTGACTGGTGCGCGTTTGGGATAACAGATATCCGTGAGGATGATAACCCGGCCGCTATACAGGTGAACGATAATCATAATGCGCAGTGGTCACACGAAACTATCAGTCTCATTTGCTGTTTTTATGGCCCTTCCGGTCAGCGAACAGCAACCCAATTTCGTGATGGTCTGTTCATCACCCAAAATAATGATGAACTGTCGCGTGCCGGACTGACCTTTCAGCAATGCAGCCGGATCATTCCCGCGCCTGAACTCATCAACAACCAATGGCAGCGCCGCTATGACGTAACCGTCACGTTACGCCGCAAAATCGTGCGCGAATATGGCATTAAGTCGCTGGTGGAAGCACCGGTTAAATTCTTTGGAGACTAAACCCTATGCAGGGCTTACCTATTTCTAACATTGTTAACGTCAAGGTTAACATGGCACCCCGTGCAGCACAGGCGCGTAGCTTCGGCTCGTTGCTGATTATGGGGGCCAGCAACGTAATTAACACGCACGAACGGCTGCGTTATTACACCGACATTGACGGCGTGGGCGCGGATTTCGGCATGGATACCCCGGAGTATCAGTCTGCCTCGCTGTACTACTCGCAGTCCCCTCAGCCCGTCGATCTGTATGTCGGGCGCTGGGCAAAAGAGCAGGCGCTGGCGGCATTACGGGGTGCTGTGCTGACCCAGCCTGAGCAGGCCATGAGTAAATTTACACTCATCACTGACGGCACATTCAAGCTGACTATTGACGGCAAAGAAACCGTCATTACCGGTATCGATTTCAGTAAAGAAACCAATCTGAACGGCGTGGCAGAACGCGTGGCCGAAAAGCTGAAAAACGCTACCGTGCGCTGGGACAGTATTTCATCCCGCTTCACCGTCTCGCTGCAAACCTCGGGAAAACTCGGTTATGTCACCCGCGCAGACAGTGGCAGCTATATTGGCGACATACTGAAACTGGATGAGGTATCCGGTGCAACCGTCATCGACCCGGCACAGCCTGAGACCATTGCGGAGGCCGTAGCAACGTTGGGATCAATGTCGGGTGCGTGGTATGGGCTGGTTATTGCAGATAATTCCCTGTCTGACAGCGATGTGCTCAGCGTGGCTCGGTACATCGAATCGGCATCCGTCTCTCGTATTTACGGTCACACGGTCACCAAAACCGATGTACTCGACCCCGATGTCGATACCGATATTGGGTCACAGCTCAAAGGTTCGTTTCTGGGGCGCACGCTCTGGCAATACTCAGCGCAACCTTATGCTATTGCCTCACTGTTCGGCCGTATGTTCACGGTGAATTTTCAGGGCAATAACACGACCATCACGCTGAAATTCAAACAGGAACCGGCTATCAGTGCAGAGTTGCTCACGGCGACACAGGCCAACGCTCTGAAAGCCAAAAATGGCAACGTCTTTGTCCATTACAACAACGACACGGCCATTATCCAGGAGGGCGTGATGGCAAACGGGACGTTCATTGACGAGCGTCATGGGCTGGACTGGCTACAGAACTATGTCCAGACCAATCTCTATAACCTGATGTATACCAGTACAACCAAAATTTCCCAGACCGATGAAGGTGTCACTCAGTTGCTGACCAACGTCGAGCAGTCACTGTCGCAGG